ATAATCTATAGTTACATTCATCAGGAACATCATGGCCTCTGGTCTAACATATAAATTACCATCAAGCAATGATATTACATCATGCTCTTCAGGAATATCTTCCACTAAGTCCCACTCATAGGTGAACCCGGCACACCCACCACCCTTTACACCAAGTTCTATACCTTTAACATCTTGATCTCTAACTATACGTGAAAGATGTTCATTAGCTTCTTCAGTGATACTGATCATGAGCATCTCCTATGCAGGATACTTTACATTTATAAATGCATCTGTAATTTTTTCACTACGATCTTCTTCCAAACCTTTCAGATCTGAATCTTTCATATTAATTATATGTGCATCATTAACATTTATATGATAGAACTGTTCATTGGATGCGTACTTATTATTTAATCGACCAACTCTGGCATCTCTAACAATTTGTCCATCAATAAACCATGCTTGTTTACAATCATTACGAAAGATAACAAAAGTTAATACACCTTTTGATCCATCACGAATCCATTTGTTTATGATCTTTGATTTTCTATAGGGAATACGTACCTCTCCCCATTCATTAGGCCACTCTCTAATCCAACTGTATTTAATTTCTGTTTCAAAGAAGGCTGGCTCATCATCTTTACTACAGGTAATATCAACTCCATAAGTTTCTTCTGGATTTATAAACTTATAACCGTTTCTTTCCAACCATGCAACCATAATTCCTTTTGATAAAGGATCTGCCTGATCATATAATTTCTTATCAAATTTCTTAGTTGCCATCATTATCTCCTACATTAAATGGACTATCAATCTCTGCCATTCTGCCTGTACTTTTATCATAGAACAAATGAGTAGCTATTCCTGTATCACCTGTATACCTATTCTTTAGTATGCGAATCGTTGTTGTGTTAGATACAATAGGATCTTCATCCTGTTGATTTCTTTCCAATGCAATAACGCTATCACTTAAATGACCTATTGAGGCCGATCCTCTCAAGTGACTTAAATTTATTTCTCTTCCATCTTCATGTCCTCTATCGCCAGAGGGTCTACGTAGATGGGATACTAGTAATAAGCATATTCCTGTTTGTTCTACTAACGATCTTAGCTTGGTCATTAATATATCTATACTCTTTCTCTCGTCTGTATCTTCTTGTCCCGAAACTAGGATACTTAAATGATCTAATATGGCCCACTTTACGTCAAGTGCTTGAGCCATGTATCTAAGTCGTGCAAGTATCTCGTCATTATCTATTGATCCAAAGTGATCGAATGCAAAGAACCTTCCACTATTAATAGTATCTTCCTGCCATTTCTCCAGTTGCTCCTGAGTATATCCTTCTCTAATTTCTTTAATGTACAAACGAGCACTCGCTTCGACAGACATGATGTTCCATGCTGTATGCTTTATACTTTCTTCCAAGGCAAGGATACCTATATTATCTTTAGTATTACGTAGAAGATGATGCATTAACTCTCTGATCAAGGACGATTTTCCCATTCCAGCACCAGAGGTGAAACAAATTAACTCCCCGGTTCTCATTCCATAAGTCTTTTCATTTAACTTAGGCCAAGGATAGAGACAAGTCTCACAATATTCTTCTTTATAAAGAGAGTTTCCAATATCTTTTAAGTTTATAATTCCTGCTGGTGTATAAGGCAGGGCGTTCCACCAACAGGCATTGAATGCTTCTCGTTGTCCCATCTTGAGATATTCATTAGCATCCTTATGTTCAAGTTTCATTATCTTACATTTGTTGGGAGCAAATAACTGAGCTACTTTTTCAGCCGCCTCTTGTCCTTGCTTATCCATATCAAAGCATAAGATTACATTATCAAAAGCATCAAGATAATCAAAGGCTTCTTTACAATCTCTTAATGCTCCAGCAGCTCCGGTCTTAATGGAAATACTCCCCCATTTCTCTCCCATTAATTCATAAGCTGACATTGCATCCAGTTCGCCTTCGCATACAGTTATATATTTTCCTTTCTGTGTAAATATATTCTGTCCAAAGAGAACAGCGTTAGATATTTCTCCTTCCACCCACATTTGTTTATCTTTTGTTTGTCTAATTTTATTACCTATATGATCACCTCGCTCATTGTGATAACCATAAAGATGATGGGTTGTTATGTTACCCTGAGATTTAATTCTGGTATTATATTTCTTCGCAGTTTTCGCAGAGATTTTGCGTTCGCTAATCTCTCCCCATTTTCCAGTTGTTGTCACCTTTCTCACCTCTTGTGTTGGTAGTTTATGATTATAGTCATGCCATTCTTTTATATTTTTAGGAATAGTATTCTCTCCAAATTTAGTACTACATGAAAAGCAATATGAATATCCATCCTTGTGCTGTACATTAGCATCAGATGATTTACATGAAGGGCATGGTCCTCTATCTAACCATTGTCTTTCAAGCATTTATACCCCCGGTCCCGGCCAATCGCCGTCTATAATTTCTTTCATTCGTTCTCCTATTACTTCATCTGTAAAACCTCGTGGGAAATCAGAACGCTTAACGATAACAGAACTAGGAATAGTTAACAGTCCACCATAAGTTATATTTTCAGGATCACTTTTATTAATGCTGGATGCGATTGTTATATGTGACTTCTCATCTTTAATTAATATACCAGCAGACTTTATTCTCATAGGTTCTAAACTGTCTGCCTCCTCTTGGGTCTTCCATTCAGCGTCTTCATATTCTACTGAATCAATCCATTCTATTACAACTATTTTATTCGTGGTCATCTGGAAAGGTATCCTTCATAAAATTATCTACAAATGATTCTTTATCAGACATAATATCATCGACCTCTCGCTTCGCCAACCGCTTTGCTTCACGAGTATTATATCCTTCCTGTTGATATTGTCTAGTTATATCTCGGAAAAGACGTTGCCTTTCTTTTTGTATAAAGTTCTTACTCATTTTAACTCTAACTCCTCCTGATCAGAGGCATCGTTGGCTTTATCCCAGATAGATACACGAGCATTTCCATGCTTTGCTACCCATTCAGAACGACTCAGGTATCCTGCATCTTCTTCCATCTCTATCAACCAATCACTAACTCGTCCCATGTTTCTATTCCTTTATCTGTTTTCGGGATCTTCCATTAAAGCCCAGCCACTCATGCCACTTTTGAAGCTACTCTCTGGATTTATCTTACGTCTTAACCAATGTATTTCTTCTTGTAATTTTTTAATCCTTTCATAAGAGCGTTGTAATTGTTCTTGTAAATCTTTTATATTCTTTCTTAACTCTGCTTCGATATCCATTTAATAATTCCTTTCATAAAACATATGGTTACCTATTGATCCTATATAAAACATTTCACTGGTCCAATAAGGTTCTACATATCTAGTATGATAATGAGTAGCTCCCCGCACATCTTCCACTACAGCTCCTTCCAAGACAAGTGTGGCAATATTCATTGCTATAACGAGAGCATCTTTCTCATACATAATTTCCTTTTTACCATCACAATAGTAGGAAAAAGAACATCCATTTCTGTGTGGATATTTATCCCATTGATGTACTACTTTACATATAGTATCGGGATAAATATTCTGACGTACTCGTTCCAGTATAACATTGGCGATGGCAAGTTGTCCTGTTTGTGATTCAGATCTTGCTTCAAAATATATAGCTTCAACCAGACAGTAATAATCTTCCTGATTATCTGCTCGTGATTCCGTAGAATAAAACGGAAGTAACAGCCATAATATTATGCTAAGTTTTTTCATCAGTGTAACCTGCATATATTAATACATTCATCATCCATAAATGAAGAAGGTACATCAAACTCTTTAAACATTAATTCTATATACCTCCATGCCGATACTTTATCGTGAAAGGTAATAACAGATCCATCTTCATCTGTTAAAAGTTCCGGCATCATTTCATCAGGATCTATATGTGTTATCACCCACATTTTTATTTCCCTTATGCTTAATTTTTCTATCATATATTATTTTACTTTCAACAACTCTCATCTTCCAAAGAGGATCAGAGAGTTGCTTTGCCAATGGATTGTTCTTACGTTTACCTATAACTCTCTGATCTTTCATAGTCAAACTCCTATTAATGCATGGTATACTACAATACCACAAATATTTCCAAAGAAGAATGAGGATAAGATAAAGAATAATACTGTACTATGATCCATCATAATATATATTCCTTATGCTGCCAATGCAAGCCACTCATCAGAGTGAAGCATCTTCCTTACACGATCTTCTCTAATGCCTATCACATTATGTGCTGGTCGTTTACGATTTGATTCTTTGTCATGACTAGACCAGTGAGTAGCAGCTTGGTATGCAGACCATAGAGTACCCTTGGTGCGTGTAGCATAGCTCTCATAAGTACCACGACCATGCAGATGACGGTTCTCTTCATCAAATATTTTCATTAGATTGGAGAGCATCACCTTGTTAGCTACTGTTTTACGAGTGACGTTATCTGTTCTCTTTGCAAGTGTCTTGGTGAACAGATTAATAGTAGCATCACGAGATATTTCCGTATGATACCATTCCTTCATCTGTCTAAAGCCGTTGCCAGCTATGTATTCTCCAGCATTCTTGATCTTCGATGCGAAGGCAGGGACATTGAAGTTCTTTGTATGTCTGCCATAAACATAAGCTAACTTATCTCCTGATATTAATGTATTCCAGCACTTGCTACGCCACAATCCCATCATACCATT